ATGGGAATTATAGGTTGGATTATTATAGGTGCTTTAGCTGGATGGCTTGCAAGCATGGTTACTGGAAATGATAAAAAGATGGGCGCATTCGCAAATATATGCGTAGGTGTTATTGGTGGTCTTATTGGCGGATTTATTATGAATTTAATAGGCGGAAATGGCATTACCGGTTTTAATCTTTGGAGTCTATTAGTTGCCTTTATAGGTTCATTGATTTTATTGTGGATCGTAAACAAAGTTCGCAAATAAAAAACTATTTTTTACTAATTGACTTTGAAAAGATAAATAACAAAATGTCTTGATATAAAAGACATTTTGTTTTATACATATTTGTTTATATATTTTTAAACTCGAAGATAGAACACTTATCAAAGGAGGCGTTTTTTATGAATAATTCAGTTAAAAGCAAAATAGATAAAGCCGTAGGCAGTGTGAAAGAAAGCGTCGGAAAATCCATCGAATCTGAACAGTTGGAACTGGACGGTAAATTACAAAAGCTTTCCGGCGAAGCCAGAGAAAATGTGGAAAAGGCTAAGGAAAGAGTTGCACATATCGGTGAGGATATTAAGGAAAATATTGCAGAGAAAGCAAATGACTTGATTGATTCGATGAATAAAGATAAAAAGTAAATGTTTGATACAGTTTATGTAAACTAACTATTTATATAATAAAAGATCGACTATTTGAAACAGATAATAGTCGGTCTTTTATTTACTGTATTTTTGTGTATGAGAGGGGGTGCGGACATAACCTTGGACTTATATTGACAATCCAAGGTTACGTCTATATTCCACTGGACTTAGGCCACCAAGTGAAATCTTTATTCGTTTTTCATTATACCACTTAATGTAACTATTTAGATGCTGAACAAAGTGTTATATGGAAACGCCAATCCACGATTTTCCATAGAACATTTCATTTTTTAATCTGCCAAAAAAACCTTCACAAGCCGAATTATCAGGTGAGCATCCTTTTCTTGACATAGAACGGGTTAAGCCAGCTTTTTCCATTCGCTTAATCCAACCTGGCCTTCTATATAACAACCACGGTCAGTATGTATGATTGGTAATTCATCTGTTTTTAATCCCACAATTGCCGTGTCAAGCATACTGTTCACGAGATCTGTTTTTTGGACCTGTTCCAATTGTACAATTCACTATCATTCATCAAAAACAATCAAGCATTGGTGACAAATATACTTTTCCAGTAGGAAGAGCAAATTCAGTAATGTCAGTAAGCCACCTTGTTTTCGGAGTATCTGTATGAAAATTTGAGGATATGATATTTTCTACTTCTGGTCTGAATTCTCCTCGATAAGGCTGATATTTGATCTTATTGTTAATTGTTCCCTATACACCACATTGTCCTATCTATATTGCTTTCCCTCGTGTGCAACGTATTAATAAACGTGAAGTTTTCTGAAAGATTTTTATGGATTTGATCCGATGATGATTGCAACTTTTACGGTATATCCGCTTAAATCATTTAGGCTACAACTGCCGTTTTCAATTTTATAGGTTGTATTTTCTAAAATAATATTTTCATTTTCATGTAATAATTTTCTTTAAGAGTTTGTTAGGTATGTACAACTAAATACTAATATATTCCCAATGTTTATCACTCCTGATGCTGTGAATCTTAAATATCCGTCTGCTGCACTCATCCAGCAAGTTCTAGTATAACCTGTTGAACATGTTATAGCTGTGTCAGAAGCAGGCCGTGGAAAACCAACAACCCAAATTTCATTATCAGCATAAACAGTTGCTGAAGCCGTCACTCTAACCTGTATTGTAACCATTGCGGGTCCAGACAGACTCCCGTTTCTAACATATCCACCAGTAATTGTTCCCCAATTACAAGATAATCCTGACGTAATTAAACCGGATATTTGCGTACCATTTTCATTAATAATAGAGCCTGCGCTGTGACAACGCTCTGGAGCGGCAGTTGCTTGAGGTTGAGCACCATTTTTTCTAATAATTGATCCATATTCAGCGTGAATTCCAACTGTATTATTAACTGATAAAGGGTCCCAAGTCCTTGAGTTGCCATCAGCACCATGAGCCATGAGTGCTATACCTTTATTTGCCACTACACAACTCGATACCTCAAACCTAGTCTGATCAAATGAAAAGCCTGACCAAGATGAGGCTAGTACACACCTACAAAAAGCTACTATTACAAGACTACTTACTACTGCATATATTCCGTTAGCTGTAGTTGTGGTAAAATTAATTCCACGTATATCAACAAGTGTAGAGTTGTCAGTTATTGTAATATCCGGTATATTACATACAGATGATACCTCATTAGGCTTAGAACCTACTAATTTAATACGACCTCCATAAAATCCATTAATCACTAGTCTTTCGCTATAGGAACCATCTGCAATATTGATTGTACAAGCATGACCTCCAAGATCCTTAGGTAATATACTTATAGCATGCTGGATTGTCGCGAATGGTTTTGAGCTTGAGCCATTACCAATTATATCAGATCCGGCTGGAGAAACATATAATACCAGGTCAGACAATAATGTACCAATCCTTGCACCAAATTGATTAAGAATAATTCCGGCCGTCTGGTATATATACTCATCATTCTCATATCCTCGTGGCTGGAATCCTCCACCCTTTACCACAATTCCTCCATCTTTTATAACATATCCGAAGCTATTACCAGATGAAGTTGGGTCCCAGTTATCTGAAAATATATTAGACCCCATTACCTTTAAGCATGTATCATGGCCAGTTGACTTACAACCGTATACCCTGCCATATAATACGGCGTTAAAATTAAATGATGGTGCACTTAATCCTGAATAGGTCGTATTCTGCTGACAATAGGTAATCTCGGTATAATTACACCGGGTAAATGTTACACCTGACGACGTTGTGGTAAAATTGAACCCATTAATATATACCGAATCACAGTATGAAACAGCAATGCTCTTAACACTGCATTCAGTTGTTAATGTGGTCTGACCTGCACTGTACTGTATAGATAGCTTTCCATTACTAAATCCCTCAATTACGACATCTTCATCATAGGTGCCAGCATCTAATGCTATTAATGCCGCCTTACCATTTAGGTTTTTTGGTAAAGTATTGACTGCATATTGTATAGTCTTATATATTTTATCTCCACCAAGTCCACCGGGCTTATCCTCGCCAGCAGGAGACACTTCTACAACCATATTTTTATCTAGTGGCTTTGTATCCTCCATATATTTTTTAACTTTTCCCATAAAAACCTTTGTCGTTTCTCCAGCAGCCGGAACAGGATATTTTACATCTATGGGTTCAAGGGTCTCTAAAACTGTTTCTGATATATTTCCCCCAGTAGCGCCTACCCTTTCCATTACATCTTGAATGGTAGCCGTCCCAGAAGTTACAACTTCAATATTTATTTCAGCCGCATCCTGTACTACATTCTGAATATTGTAAATATACGATGTGGAAGCCACACCATTATACTTAGGCATCTCATCTGGTATCTCTGCAGTCACAATACAAATAAGAATCTCTTCTTCACTATCTTTTGCATATAGACCAATGTTTTGTATGTAATAAGCATCCTGAATTTCTTCATTGCTAAAAAGCACTCTCGTCTGAATCATATTATTATCTAATACTTTAGTTTCAGGATAATCTAAAACCAGCTTAACCCCATCCATATCAGTTAACGCTTTATAATCAGTCCCATCTGTATACCTATGATTCGAAATTTTTGCTTTGGTTATGTTTAATTTCAGTTCTCCCGCAACCGCCCTGGCAATCATATTTTCGCCCGCAGTCGTTATAATTGCTTTGTTATACTGTCCCATTTTACCTCCTTAAATTGTTGTTATCTTCGTGCTGCTTACCGTAGTTCCTATGTAATAGCCGCCTTTCATATCCTTTTTTACCTCCTGGCTTGCCAGGATCTTAATATGGGCCGGAATTATATCCCACAGCAGATCATAAAGAAGATTCAGGGCACCGTACCGATCAGACGTAATCTTAATCGTAAGCAAATAAGTTTTACTATTCACCGACAAAACATAACCATCTGCTCCAAAAAGTTCTGACAGACGATTTTTCAGAAATCCGATTGTAAATGGAACTACCGTATTATATCTTTGTAGGATTCTGCTTCTTCTGTATTCTAACGTCTCTCCCTGATAAGAAATACCAAAGCGTTTTTCGTAAAGAAGAATCGTATTCTCATCAGCCGTCTGTATAAAGCAATTATCTCTAACAGACCGAATACTGTCTTCTACCGCTTCCAGCTCCAACTCTTCTGTCTCCAAAAGCTGGTTGAATTCCAGGATATCTTTAAACCACTCTGGAAGCAGCATTTTTAAATCAACCGCCATTGATTGTCACCGCCCCCAAAACTGGCACCTGTTGCTCCGTAGAAGTCTCTACGCATACTACATCAGATACGATTCCATTAATAGTTACATCTGTCACATTTACAACTTCAGGAATGGTAAGGATTGCATATATAACCCTGGACACATAGACAATTACTGCATACTCTAACTTTTGACTTTTCAGCACGGTACCCCAGGATTGCCGAACAGATTCTAAGTATTCTTCTATCTTCTCCATGATCTGGTTTTTATAGGCTGTCTCTCCATTTTGAATACTGGATAAAAATTGAACGGTAAGTGAAAAATCAAGCTTTAGTTCTTTACCAGTTCCAATGGTAACGGCTGCTCCAATAGGGGCCATTCCATAGCCATTGGGTGATGGTTCTAAATCTTCTACTTCCAGAGGGCAAATCGCATTTTGTACCTTTGTAATCAGAGTATCTCCCGCCGGTTTATAATTTCCGTCAAGAATACTGCATAACACGGTTCCTCCCCCCTGCCAGGCCGGATAGATTTGAACGGCTCCCACGCCATCGATTGCAAGAATCGCATTTCGGTAGGAAGCTATATTCCCTCCAAACGTAGCAACATCAAAAGTAGCTAAATATCGCTCTCTCAGGGAAGAATCTCCTTCTTCCTCTGTTCCGGCTGAAAGAAGCTCTGTAAGCTGTGCAGATGTAAGACCAGTCACATAATCAATAGCAACCAACTGACCAGAATAACTATTACCAATCTCACCTGGAGATTCGCATTCCAATCGATAACTATATCCATTATCAGAATGATCAATGGCGTCCGTCACCTTATATGTTAAATATCCACTGCCTGTAAGAGCTGAAAATCGGGAGCCAATTGGCACATCTATATTAAAATAACCTTTTTTAACCGCCTTTGTAGCTGCTTTTCTTTCTATTCCACGCTCAGCAACCAGCATATTAAGCCAATTGCCTCCAGCCGTTTCCGCATAGGCATTTCTCTGCACAGAATCTAAGTCAAGATACAATCCTTCCAGATGCCAGCTCTCCGGGCCAAGAGCCGTCTGGATCATGGAGCCTTCCCTTTTATCGATGGTATCTGGTACCCTTTTTAGCTGTGATGCCAGTATATTCGCGTATGTTTTGTTACTGAAATCAATCAAATTTCCACCTCCCCGGGGATATCTCCATATACGGTTTTAACCTCAAATGTGCATTTCAGTGTCCCCTGGTCTGAGGTATCAAATAAAAAATTATTCACTGAAAGAATCCGTTTATCAGAAGAAAAAGCCTCTTGAATACGTCTTTTTATCATACTTGCTACATATTCAGGAGGCTTACCTATTAGCCTTTTTAATTCCCTGCCAAAATTTGGCGTATAGATCTGGTTCTGATATCTTTCCGTATCCAGAATGATTTCTATTGCCTGTTTCATGGCTTCCAGTCCACCGCCTACTCTTTTAATCGTACCGGTACTCTTATCCACCAGGTAAGTTTCGGTAGGATACTCCCTGTTCTCATTTTCATAAATAACTGTACTAGCTGATTTTGGTAATGTTGCCATCGTATCACCTACACTTTCGACATTACGATATAATTCTGTCCGGCATTTGCTTTCAATACCAGAACCTTGTCTCCTGGTTTAACGCCTGGGTTTAATACAATCTTCTCTCCCTGTATATTGATATCTCTGTATTTTAGATTATCGGTTAAAACAGCCACAGGCTCCGTTACTATCAATTGAGTCGCCTGAATCTTTAATGTTAATGGAGCTGCTGATACGACTGTAGCGTAACCAGTATCCAAAAGGTCCATGGCTTTTACGGTATCACTAATAATATACTTAAGTCGTTCTATGAGTTCCATTGGCCCTCCTTATTGATGATTTTTGCATCAACGCTCATGGTATGCTCTCCATCTGAAAAAGTATGATTCACTTTATCCAGGAGCAAATAATATCCATTGGAGAGCTCTGGGATTTCCTTTATTTTAAACTTTGCCATTGCTCCTGCTCTAAGCCCTGGTACTCCTCCTAAACCACTCACGGATATTGTTTTTAGCACCCGGTCGTAATACGCCATCATGATATTTCCCTGCTCATTAATCTGTGCTTCGTTAAGATTATCATCTACTTTGTCATACTTCTGTAAGAGGCCCCACTTTTTGATTGTTGTATGGTCATTGAATATATAGGTATCTCCCTGGCCCGTCTCTTTATTGGCCCGGACCAGCTTTACCTGATTATAAGTATCTGAATCTATATCAGATTTATAAGAATAGTCTGTAATGATACTGCCATTGCCAATTAATACATCAGACATCATATTTTTAGCCTCTTTCAGAGACAGCTTTCCAAAATCATCGAAAAAAACAAATGTCTTACCAGTACTGTTCTGAGTTACCATAAGGCCGTACTCAATAATATCCAGGCACTCTGTATTTTCCTTTGTCAGATAGGGGATTCCTTGTCCGGTATCTTCTATTTCCCCTACTTGAAGCTGCATATCGCCTGCAATCTGACTTATTATCTCCCCCAGCTTTTTATTGCTGAAACTATAACTGGCTTTTGCTTTTAAATACCTAAGCTGGTCGTAGGCGGTGACTGAAACCTCACCAGAGCGATTCTGTTCTATAATAAAAACGAATCCCAGAAAAATTTCTTTTCCATCAACATAAAATAGTACTTTAGCGCCCTCTGTCAGATTAATTGGCTTATCCTGAAGAAACGTAAATGTGAGCTTGCCTGCACTTCCACCTCTGTTTGTTGTATAAGTAACTTTTTGTGTAATAGGGGCATAATCGTACAAGGAATAAGACTCATCATTATAAATTAAAAGTTTGTAACTCATCCTGTCACCTGCAATTGATCTGCTTTCACCCATCCACGACTGCCGCCTATTAATATGGGGTAGGCCCTGGAAGCATCCGGAATAATTCTCGAAACGGTTGTAGCCAAATTGTTGGCAGTTCCAGTTGGCTTGTCTCCATAACTGCTGCTGAAATATGTACCATTTACTATGACCGAAGCCCCTACTCTAAGTTCAGGTACGGCAGAGGAAGAACGTTCCTGATTTTCCGGCTGTGTGGTCCCATTTCCCGATTGTTCTGCCGTAGGAAGTGTTATTTTGATTGGCGCATAGTTCCGATATTCCTTAAACTTGATTTTATAATAGATATCTCCAGCTTCTCCGCCTTTTTCTGTTGTCTCAAAGCTGTCAATTACCGCACTGATGTTTGTATCATACATGCGGCTTCCCCTTGCATCATATCGGCTGATTACAATATCACATACTTCCTTGTTATCCCGGGCATCCAGTATTGCTTCCACGAGATCACCTGGCTCGGTCCAGTCGTGCCCGCACATAAGGGGATCATCGCTATCTCCAGGGAAATAGGATTCCCAGGACACCTCCATTAAGGAGGGCAGCCTGGGAACAACAATTTCCCCAATATCTAAAATATCGTAGGTCTTGTGATCCGCTGGATAAGAAATTGTATATTCTTTCGGGTTAACCGGAAATTCAATTGTATCTCCACCGATATCTGCAAAAAATTTATACTTATTTCGCATGATACCTCCTATCCTGTAACAACATTACTGCTTGATGCGTGCTGGACTCCCAACACATTATTTAACACATTAACCATAGCATCAATATCAGAGCCGCCTCCACCGTAATTGTTTTGATTTACAGTCGCATTGGTCTGTGGAACCGTCAGGTTTACCAAAGCCACGTATTGGCGCTCTGATAAATCTCTAAGGAGTTTAATATTTTCATCAGAAATATTGACATCCTGCTCAATTTTATCTACCTTACCAACTTTACCAACATTCCCAATATCACCAGTTACAGCACCGGCTCCTCCAAGCAGACCGCCAGCGCCAGCAAGAGGCATTTTATCCATTAGGCTTTCAAGACTAAAGTTTGTGTTATCCATTTTATTTCCAAGAGAAGCACTATATTTGCTCCACTCATCTGCGGTATCCCCAGTATCCAATTTAGTCATGCGTTCTATCGTTATAGCTTGTTCCCCAAACTCGTCATCGACCCATTGACTTAACTTCTCCCTAAAGCCTTTTACTCCATCAGCCATATTCGTTTTAAACACAGCATCAATGGCATCAGCCACGGTTTCTATCTGACTTAATATATTATCAAATAATCCAAATAAAAGATGAGCAATGGCGGAAGCCGGATCATTCATTACATTGGCAAAAAATTCTGCAAAGATTGCAATTAAATTCCACAAGTCTGCAACCATGTTATATCCAACAGCATAGATGAAACCGAACACATAGCCAACCTTTTCTCCTATCTGCTCAAACGTGACACCAGCTTGCATAATTCCCATAATTGCTGCTCCTATCAGCAGTCCTATGAGGATAAATGGCATTGCTGCCGCAAGCCAACCTGATGCAGTCAATAAGCCAGACACTAATCCGAATGTCCCTGCTGCAGCTAATGCCAAGCCAACCCCTAATAAGATTGGATATATATAGTCCCAATTTTCAACAATCGCACTGGCTCCAGCAACCAATACATCAACCGCACCCGAAGCAACATCACCAAGAATTTCAACAGCACCTATAATTCCCTCTATCACCGTCTTACCGGTATCACTGTTTAAGAACTCACTCATTTTATCCAGGACACCGTCTAAAGAATGAATACCCGCATTCTTAATCAGATTCCACGAATCCGACCAAGTCATTGGCATGTTTTTAAACTGTTCATCAATCTGATCCGTAGCACTTAACATGGCATTTTTTACAACGTCAGCTGTGATAACACCTTTATCCGCCAATCCACTGATTTCGTCTACCGGCTTACCAAGATAATCTGCAATCGCCTGTATCGCATTAGGCGCGCCTTTAAAAACAGTGTTTAATTCTTCTCCATTTATGACGCTTTTTGCCATAGCCTGGCCAAGCTGCTCGGTTGCTGAACCAATTTCCTCCTGGCTGGCACCTGCCATCTTAAACTGTTTACTTAAGTTTTCTGCAACGGTAACCACTTCGTCACTACCTGAAAAAGCGTTTCCCGCAGTTTGGCCAAGCTTTGCTACAACATCAGCCGTATCGAGATAGCTGGTTCTGGACCTTTGTGCAGACCGGTAGATTTTTTCCTGTAGCTGCTCTGTTTCCTGTAAGCTGCTATTTGTATTATCATTTCCTTGACCACCTGCATCAATCGAGGGGGGATTAAACCCTTGATTCATAACACTTAATCGGGCGGTGGAACGTGTCATTTGATCGGATAAGCTAAATAATTCTTTTCCCATCTTAAAGTTAGAAGCTACAGACACCACCTTTTTTAAGGTTGAAAAGAGACCTACTGCGGATTTACTGGTTTCTTTCACCTTATTATTATGTTTGTCCTGGGCGGTTGCTGCTTTTGAGGTATTATCTGCAATTTTAATTAGCTGAGCTTCCATGCGATCAAATCCAGAAGATGAGATTTTGTTGGAGGCTTGTCCAATTTCATTCATATTTTCAATGACCGAATCAGTTGCTTCTCCAATCGATTTGCGCATGGTCATTTCTGTTTTGGCCATGGTTTGATCGATCCGCTTCATCTGTTTTACTGCAGAGTTACCAAGATCAAGAAACTTGTTGGATGTTTCTCCAATTTGCCTTATATTTGCAATAACAGCACCAGTTGCTCCTCCAATGGAACGGCGCATGGTCATTTCTGTTTTTACGACTGCATGATCAACACGCTTCATATTATTTACAGCGGCATTCCCAAGCTCAAGGAACTTGGAAAAAGACTCGCTGAATTGGTCACTTAATACTAAGGTTTCTTTTATCTCTCCCATCGTTCCTCCTTACTTTTGGGGCCGGCTCTTAATTTCTTTGACTGCCATCTGATACATAAGTATCTTTTCTTTTTCTGGAAGATCCGCGATCTCCCCGGGGAAGCGGCCGTGATTAACTAACATATAGTAAGCAAGCTGCACGTCCATGTCTCCCCCGTTTAAGAGTTTTTTGCTTCTTCCAGCTTATCTTCCGCATCCTTCATTCCGTTTAATTCCAGAATTGCTTCTGACAGACGGTTATACTCTCCGATACTTAACATCTGAGATGGCACGTCCAAAGGATCTTCTGTTCCATAATAGTTGCACATTTCCTGTGCGCTGAAATCCGGTTCCTGGACACATGCAAGAACGAGTCTCTTTGTATACAGCAGATTATCCAGCTTCTCAACAGGTGAACCATTGACATTTACTGTTTTTCTGCTCATACGTGCCAGCTTCTCATTTTCCTTCTGAGTAATTGCTTTAATGACAAATGGGACTGCTTTCCCTTCCTCATCCTTAAATCGACTGGATACAATGACTTCCTTTGTTACACCTGCCATGACTGGCTGTAAAAATGCTTTTAATGCACTCATAATCTCTCCTATTCTCCCAACTGAGTCGGGGCTGTAAATGCGTTAAGGATTTCAACATTTGTGAAACTAAATGCAATATCCATGGTTAAAAATTCTGTATCTGCATCCAGAATAGCAATCGGGAGCTTCTGGAGCTTCACGTTATATAATGCTACTGTCTGAGATCCAATGGTGCTGCCTTCGTCTTCATTGGTAATCTGGAATGTAAAATAGGGAAGCTTTCCTGTCTTTAAATAAGTCTTTAACATATTTAAGAATTCCGGTGTTCCGTAATAAATAGTTGCTGATCCGGTAAGGGACACACCAGAAGTTTTTTTCTGTACAAGATTGGTGCCTACCACCTTAAAATCTGATTCCTGAAACTCTGCATCCGCCTGGAATTTCTTTAAGCCAAACATTTCTACGTTACGGCCATCAATCACGGCAAAAGCCCGTCCAGCCTTTCCGTTTAATGCATCGCGTTCTAATAAAAATGACATACTCTACCTCCTATTAATCTGTCAGGGTTGCTGTAATATAAATTTTTTCAACAGCTGCCACCGGTTGAATTGCAAGCGTAATTACAACGGCATTGATCGCCTCGCCCGCTCCTACAACCACATCATCTGCAACAAAGTTCTGAATTCCTCCATTTGCCTGGATCTCATTTAAATATCCTACGATCCATGCCTTAAGAAGGTCTCTGCCTGCGGCATTATTCTGAATTTTTCCAATATAATTCTGGGAGAAATTCTTGTAAATATCGTTTGATACGGTATCCAGTGTTCGGATAACCTGATTCAGACAAAATGCCTCTCCCTTGTCTGGAGTGAATGTGGTCAAAGTATTTATATCTGACATAACCTTTACACTACCAAACTCTTCAAAAAATACAATCTGCCCTTTATTAAGAGCTTCATCGATCTCTTGCGCGCTCAAGCGAGGAGAAACATTTACTGCATCCGGATACTGCGCATATACCAGGGATTCACTATAATTCGCACCTGCTTCAGATCCACCAACCCACCAGGTTACCTGATGCGGAGAAAGGGTAGTTCCATCAGACAAAACCACACCATTTTTTACTGAAATAACGGCATCCGTATTGCTCTCTGCCCCAGCCATAACAGCCTGACACTTTTTACCAAGGTTGTCTCTCATACGTTTCATGAAAGCTACATACGCGGCCTGTACCGTGCTATCAGAGCCATCATAGATTACAATGTTAAAACTAAGTGGTTCCAAAGCGGTAAGAAAAGCAGAATGAGAAACATTGCTCACAGTTCCATCGGTACCTCCTGCAAGATATTTCCCCGCACTAGCTGCTAATTTTCCAGTTCCAGAAAATACCACCCAATCATTTCCCTTTAAATCTGCAACGACCTTTCCTTTCTGGGAATGTTTTACCATTCCATCAACAACCGTCTGCACGGTAAAATTACCTTCATCATCAGGATCAGCAACAACAGAAATAGAAATGTCATTTCCTCGAATACCATTGTATTTTGCTGTAATTGTAAGGGGCTCAATAGCAACAGATGCCTTTGCAGCACCGGTCGTAATGGGTCGATAAAGTAACACTTTTACCGGACCCTTGGTATGTCCTGATCCTTTAAAAATCTCTCTTAAAAACAGAGCCTTGCTATGAATGGAATCGTATCCAATATACGGCGTTAAATCCTCCCCTGCATGAATGGTCATAATCTCACCCTCTGGTCCCCAGGATAACGGTTCACAGATTGCAACAATACCTCTATTTCCTACACTGACAGCCTGCTCCATATTTGATTTGACATTTATGTAAACACCAGGCTGTTTTTTATTCTGACTGCTCCAATTTCCACCGGCCATTTATTTTTCCTCCTTCTTTTCATCGAAAAATCTATTTAAAATTTCTTTTGCTTCTTCCATGGTATACTCCTCTTCGGGCAGTAATGCCCTGGCAAAATCCTGTTGATATGAATCAAATTCTTTACTGCTGATGAGAGCTTCTGTTTTATACTTTACGGTTCCTTTTTTACTTGATGCCATTCTGATTTACACCTCCTTTATAAGATTCCAGGGATTCTATCAGTGGTGTGTCATCCGAATAAGACATTGTGACTTTAACAGTAAACTCATAATGAAGTTCTCCATTTACAATCTTCCATTTCTGATTATAGGTCCGTAACTTACCAGTTTCATAAGGAATAAATGTAAGCAATAAATCAAGCTTATCCGCAACAGAGGGACATAAATCAGATCCATTTCCACTGTTTTCTTCAGCCGTGTACACCACATCGAAACCGATCTTTTTCATAAGACGGCTTCCAATACGATTTTCCATCTCACCCTCTGTAAAAAGAACACTGAATTTCGGAGCTTCTGACTCCTGTTGATCCTGATTAACAAATACCTGAGTATCGGGAAAATGTTCTTTCAAAACGTCAGCTATGGATTCTACTAATTTATCAAGCGTAAATGTCATTTAACGTTCTCCTTTACCAACTATGGAGATCCAATCACCACCACTTATTCTTTGTAAACAATATCTCTTATCCACACACCATGTCCTCCTCTGATTACTTTTCCAGATTTTCCTATCTGGAATAATATAATTATAAATCTGCTATATCGTCTGAAACAGGACACGATTTGGATAAGCATTAAATGCCCTACTCCAGAACAATTGCATCCGTTCCAAACAAGTAAACGCTGAGTATTTCTGTTACTTCCGAAACCCATCTCCGTACTGTTCTGTCTGTGCTATGTAAAATTTCAGCAATTTCTTCCTGAGTTACATTGTCCAGATAGTACAATTTAAAGGCCTCAAACTTTTCTGGCGCATTTTTTCTTATCTGCTCTTCTTTTAAAAGCTTCATACATTTATCCAGATGAGCAATCATAACGATGCTGCGGAGCTTACTTTTTAAGATGCTGTTTATGTACATGTCTTCTTCAGAGGATTTCTCCAAATTACTGCTGCCTTCCAGATATGATAGTTCAGGTACGCCCTCCATAACCCCCTGATGGATCCGGTTATAATTCTCCATCAGTTTCTTTGCATTATGAAATACCTTTGTCCTGTTACACTTTTTCTGTGACTTCTCATATAACTGAACTGCTTCCAGTGCCGCTGACTTTACCAATTGCTCTGCCACTGCCTGATCCATTCTTACACCTCCCTGCTGCCAAAATTTCATTCCTGACCTTATCCCATTCCACTGCAAGTGGGTCCTGCTCCTCCACAGGCTCCATAGGTTCAAACGTATACCTGCCAAGTGCTCTTGCCCCTGAGCTCGCATAAGACGAGATTGACGCGCAGGGAATTTTCAAAAGCGCTGATGCTTCTAATGCACTGTATTGCCCCATCTTGCAGCCGTTGTCATATAAGGTATATATTTTTCTGACTTCTTTACTCATTGCTGGTTCCTCCTTTTACTTTTCTTTCAAAATAGCTTCCTACTGCAAATAACCTCCCATGATCCTTACATGAGCAATTCTTCCTAAGCGAATTGGAAGGGTAGGATTTTCCACAATACATGCATTTCTTTTTAATATCACTAAAGTTAAACTTTTCCATCCCTTCCCTCCACCACTGACATATCATTTAAAATCTCTGATTTACATCTATTTATTTTTCCGATGATTGTATCGCCACTCTGCTTTGGACAATAAAAACCAACTACCGAATACTGATAGTTGGTTAATGAAATATGTTCGTGATTGCAATTTTTCTGGATTTTTATCGATTTCATGGCTATGTCATGATAATAAATGATATAACACTCATCTAATTACCAATATTTTGCGTTCTACATAGAATAACAACCCAAGTAAAATATCATCCAGATTACCAACTATCAATATTTAGTTTTCAACGTTCCATATTACTTTCACAAACTCTTCACAGTTTCATCAAAATCCCGTCACAATTTCTAAGTATATTAGTAAGTGTAAAGAGACAGCATTTAAATAAACTTTTTTTCATACTCAGCCGACAGGATCCCCCAATCTTGTCGGCTCCTCCCTTTTATTAGCCAATTCTAAACCGCTCCCAGCCAAATGAAAGAGACTTTTCATGCTTACTGTTTACAAATTTAAAACCTCTCTCCATTCAAGAGTCTTTTTAAGACACATTTATTGCAAAAAAAATAGCTCATAATCTATATCTTATTTCATTTAACTCTAAATCCAATTATTTCACTACTAACGAAATCAGATCTTGTATATGCTTTTTTAACTATTTGATAATTAAAGCTTTAATCATTCGATTCTTAGATTCTAAAATTCTAAGACTTTTCAGAGTAAATAGGCCTCTAACAAAATACCCTCCCCCCATCAACACATCATCAGCTTATCAATACAATATCCCCATACACCCTCAACACACATCATACTTCATACTTCATACTTCATACTTCATACTTCATACTTCATACTTCATATCAATTTACCCCAAAACCAATGTATCTTTTTAAGACACTTAAAATATATCACGTATCTCCTCCCCTGTCAATCACAAATATGAATTTCAAGACACTTTTAGTAGAATCCCTTGCATATCCTCCAATAATATAGTAAAATTAAGACACAACAAGTAAAAGAGAGGTAACAATAGTCATGGGAATGGCAGAACGAATAAAAGAACGTAGACTTATCATGAAATATACACAAGAAGAATTAGCCGAAAAACTTGGACTTCAGAAATCTGCTATCGCAAAGTACGAAAACGGGCGGGTGGAAAACATCAAGCGCTCCGTCATCGCTCACATGGCAAGCATTCTTGAATGCAGCCCTGCATATCTTATGGGCTGGAGTGAAGAAACCAATACCAATCAGCCAATTCTTATGACAAAATCAGAAGAAGATCACCTGATGAAATACCGCTCCATCGATGACAAAGGAAGACATACCGTAGATACCATACTTCTAATGGAATACAACCGCTGTGAACAAGAGCAATCAAAGATATCACCAATCCCCCAAAGGGACCGCGCCCACTTACAGGTCAATGCCGCTCACCAGCGTACCGATATAGAAGTAACGGATGAGATGAAACAATTCGACGATGCATTCTTTGATGAATAA